TACTCCGAGTGGAAAGTATCATTCGTTTAGATGCGAATGCAAGGGTATCTTTAGAAGTAAAGAAAACCTATTGTTGAAAGATGTTAGAAAAAATCAAATGGTTTCAATTTAATTAGTTTATAGATTATTTTTATTCTGGGGGTCATGATAAAATAATTTGTTCAGCGGGAAATAGAGGGGAATGTATTATTGGTGTATTTTATTGGTGGAGGGGGAATTTAGTTTTATCGTTGCGGATGGAAGGTAGGACATCTTAAGAGAATCATAATCTCTACAAAACGGTTTCGATTACCGTATCCGCTACCTTATTATCTTGAAGTGAACCCATATTGAATTCATAACGGGTGACTGGGATTTCTTGAGGCGAAGATGTAACGGTAATTTGGGAGATGCTACCCATCGCTATGAATCATCTTCAAGGTAATAAAAATGTAAGATAAACCGCCGATAAGTGGTTTATAAAATGTCTATTTTATTCATATGTTTTTCATCCCTATTCTTAGTAAGAATAGGAAGTCTGTAGTATTTTTATTGCAGACTAAAATATGCCAGCATATCGTGAGTGACACACGGCTGATTTTGTAAATCAGAGACGCTAGTTTGATTCTAGCTGTTGGCTCAAGATTATAAAACTTACCATGTAGTAAGTTATTTTTGTTTTATTCACTTTTATGGAGGTGTGAGCGTGGCTTATAAAAGTCGTAGGTTAAAAAAAGCAACAGTAGAAACTGGATTACCAGAAGGTCATTCTTACTGTCGCAAATGTCAAACAGTGAAAAAGAATTATCTATTCCACAAAGCAGTAGATAACGTTTTAGATACAAACGGATTCTTTAGTGTGTGTAAAGCATGTGCAAATGATCTTTATGCTGGATTTCTTTCATCTGAAGGAAATACTCAAAAAGCTATCCTTCGTATGTGTAGAATTTTAAATGTAGCATACAACGAAAGCGCAATAGAAGCGGCTCTGAAGCAAGTAGAAGTAAAGGGTGGAGTAGAAGAAGAATCTATATGGGGACTGTATAGGGCGAAACTTATTATTCAACTTAGAACATATCTAACTGATGATACTGACAATTTAGATTTAACATTTCAACCAAGTGTTACTATAAATACGGGTATTTCTGTACCATCTGAAGACGATGTTGAGTATGATGTTGTAAAGTATTGGGGTAAAGGCTATCAGCAAGAAGATTATTTCTGGCTTGAAGAAACACTATCAGATTGGAAGAAAACTCATAAGTGCGACACAAAGGCAGAAGAGACACTTCTTAGAGAAATAGTATTCAAGCAATTTGAAATTGAAAAATCAAGAAACGATGGTGGAAAAACATCTCCGTCTCTTGTAAAAGAATTACAAGACCTAATGAAAACCGCATCTGTTGATCCGGCTAAATCAAATGAAGCAAGTGCTGGAAAAAGTAAAGATACATTTTCGGCATTTATAAAAATGATTGAAGAAGATGAGCCAGCAGAGGTTTTTGGAGACGAAAGAGACGCATTCAAGGATTTTCAGGGAATAGAAAAATACTTTGAAAAGTATGTTGTTCGTCCGTTAAAAAACTTTATAACAATGAGCCGTGATTTTAATGTAGAGTCTGATGGAGAAGACAACGAAAATGAATTCGACAAGTTTGAAGATTTTCTTCCAGAAGTTCCAGAAATTGAGATAGGGGACATAAAGAAGCTGGAGGAATAGAATGTCGTATAAAAACTATAAAAATGACTTTCTTAAAGACTCTGGCTCTCAAGACCAGCTTCGTAAAAGAAAAGATATGGTTAAGAGAGATACATTTTCAAAAGAGAGAAAAGAAAGATATAAGAGATACGTCACATTTTTTAGGATGAACCCTTCAATCTTTATAAAAAAATACTTTGGTATTCACTTGCATCCCTATCAGGTTCTTATGATATGGGTTTTACAAAGAAGCAATCTTGCTTATATTGTAGCCAGTCGCGCTTCCGCCAAAACATGGATTATTGCGGTTTGGAGTTTAACTCTTGCCGTGTTATATCCGGGGATAAAAGTTGTGGTTTGTGCAAAAACAATAAAGCAGGGTGCAATAATACTAAATGAAAAATTAACATCTCTTAGAGATAATTATCCGAATGTCGCTAGGGAGTTGGTCAGTATAACGAGCAACGCCAATGTGAATGAAGCAATATTTAGAAATGGAAGCTCAATAAAGGTAGTTCCAAGTTCTGAGAATTCTAGAGGCAATAGGGCAAATTATGTCATTGTTGAAGAGAGTCGCTTAGTTCCAAGGGACACATTAGAGGGAGTGATAAAACCATTCCTAGAAACTAGAACACCTCCATTTAGACTTAAGCCAGAATATGCAGATGATCCTAAATATTTGGAAGAAGGTATCATTTCATATATAACTTCTTCGTGGTACAAAGCAGAGTACTGGTATAGTTATGTAAAAGCAACAATAAGAAGAATGCTTTCTGGGGACAAAACCGCTAACTTTCTTGCTTTTGATTATTTAATTAGTTTAAAACATAATATTAAAACTAAAGCAATGTTGAAAACCGAAATGGAAGATGCTGATCCCGTAACGGTTCAACTCGAATATCTTAACATCCCAAGTGGACAGAGTGGAAAAAGTTATTTTACACTTTCTATGTTTAATAGAAATATGAAAAGAGCTTTTTATCCACAAAGATTGGATATATATAACGATAGAAGAAATCCATTTCATATCGAAAAGACAGAAGGGGAGATACGTGTTATTTCTGTTGACATTGCTACAAGGGCAAATAAAACATCTGATAACACCATAATTTCTTGTGCAAGGCTCATACCCAATAGGGGTAGAGGCTATGTTAGGCATCTTGTTTATATGGAGTCGCACAAGGGAAAAAATACTGTCATACAAGCAAAAAGAATAAAAGAAGTTTTCTTTGATTTTGAAGCAGACATGATTGTACTGGACTTACAAAATGCAGGAATCAGTATTTTTGATTCTATGACACAGGTAACAACATCTGAAGAAAGAGGAATAGACTTTCCGGCAATGACCGTTTCAGATAACATTCACATAGATGAAAAATTGAAAGAAGAATTGAGAAATAGAACTTTGGGGATAGATGCTATTCCAGTTATTTTTCCGATTCTCGCTTCTCAGGCTTTGAATGCTCATATAGCGGTTGCCTTTAGAAATTCTCTGCAAAAGAAAATGTGGCACTTTCTCTTAGACGAAACAAGCGTAGAAGAATTCTTAATAAAAACCTATAAGGACTTTATGACTCATGAAACAGAGTATAGGGCATTTTATTTGAATCCTTATTTAAACACGACTCTCTTCGTTGGTGAATGTGTCAATCTAGAAATGAATCTTGTAAATGGATTGATAAAATTATCAGAAAAAGAAAACACATACAAGGATAGATACACATCTGTCTCATATCTTAACTATGTTGTAGGGTTCTTTGATATAGAGTTGTTGAAAGAAAAAGATAATTCTTCAGACCTCGACGCAATATTAGGGGTGACACAAATAGTATAATTTGGGTATTGACAAATATATAAAAGTGTGGTAGTATTATATACTAAGTTGAATAAACTTAGTGACAACAAAGAGAATAGACGGCAGTCGAAAAGAACATTCCGAGTTCCTGTCTCTTTGTTTTACATTAATCGGACTATTCACGGAAAATAGGAGACAAAATGGGAAGAAAACTTACAATAGGGGAGATGGTAAATAAGATAGAGTCAGAAGGTTGTTATTTAGTTACAGATGGTTCTCATATACTTACAACTGATCCAATAGATATTGAATGCCCATGTGGAAATATATATACAACAACATATACTATATTTTCGTCATTAAATAAAACTAGATGCAGAGATTGTACAAAGAAAAGAATGGCTGATATATATAGAGCTAAAGATTCAGAAATACAAGAAAGAATAACTAAGTCTGGATATATTTTCGTTTCAATTGATGGGGAGTATAAAAATAATTCTTGTAAAAATATAACTGTGACGGATGAAGATGGTTATTTGTATTTATGTTCTCTTGCCGAAATAGATAAAGCCATTAGAGAAAAGGGCGGTCTTAGGATTTTTCATAAATCAAACAAATATAGTATAAATAATATTGTGAGATGGATAGAAATAAATCAGAAACCATTTGAATTACTGTCTACTGATTATCCGGGGGCTAAGGAAAGAAGTCTTGATTTCCAATGTTTAAAATGTGGTGAGATTTGGACTACAAAACTAAGAGATATTTTAATTGGTTGTGGGTGTTTATATTGTAATGGGAAAAAAGTTGGGAAAAGTAATTCTTTTGGGGACTTGTATCCTGAATATTTAGATGACTGGAATTATGAAAAGAATCATTTTTCACCATTTGAAGTAACACCCTCTGCACATAAAAGAACTTGGTGGAAGTGTGTTGTATGCGGAAACGAATGGAAGACTGAAAGACCCAATTCTGTAGTAACGAATGGGTCGAAGTGTTCTGTGTGCAATCCCCATTCATCGGGGGAAGGTTCGATAATAGAAGTTTTAAATAAAACCAATATTGAATACATAAAAGAGGCTACTTTTGAAGAGTGTTTTTATGAAAGAGTCTTAGAATTTGACTTTTATCTATCTTACTATAGGGCTTGTATAGAATTTCAAGGGCATCAACATTTCTACCCTGTTGATTTTGGTGGTAGAGGAGAAGCGTGGGCAAAGTCAGAATTCAAAAAGAATCAAATCCGTGACCAAATCAAACGCGACTTCTGTTTACAAAACAATATAAAATTGATAGAGATTCCCTATTGGGAATTCAACAATATAGAAGAAATATTAAAAAACGAACTTAGTATATAAAACAACGAATTTACTTCTTTGTTTTCTGAAGGAGGAAATTTATGTTAGAACTTATAATCGTAATAATTTTAGTCCTATGGCTATTGGGAAATATTCCTCAAATAAATTCAAATTTACCAAACGGTAATATAATCCATCTTTTGTTAGTCATAGTTGTTATCATTGTTGTATTAAGACTGTTGGGAATAGCGTAGGTGAAACATGCCAATTACTCAACAGGAGGAAAAAGAACTAAGAGAAAAATGGGCGGCAGAGGAAAGTAAAAAGAAATCTGAAAAGGACGCAATATCACAAGGAAGTCAAAAACCTTATATTGTTATATCACTTATTATGACTATTGTTGTTATTGTAGCCATAATGTTAATTGTGTTACTTTCTCCTGAGGGAAAAGATACTACTCCTACGATTACTCTAATCATTGGTTTGTCTGCAACATTTACAGGAACAATGTTTACATTACTAAAGAATGCTGAGACCCATGTTATGATTAATAACCGTCTGACACAATGGATGGAAACTAACTCAAGGGCAGAAAGAGCAGAGGGGGAGAGGGCTGGTGTTATCAGGGCTAATGAAAGAACTGATAAATTGGCAGAAATGAAATCCAATATACCAGAATCTCATTTAAACGAATAAAAATTTAACCTTCTTATGAAGGTATACTAAAATAAGGAGGAGAATAAAATATGCAAATATTAAATAGGGTTAGTCCTGTTGAAGCTAGTACAAATGATAACACTTTAGTATCATCTTCGGTTTTATATACTGGAAATGCTTGGGCGATTAGTTATACAAT